CTAAGTCGCTAATTACACTCATACAATATATTACACTTAAATATCCCCAAGGATTTTCAATAATTTCTTATGTTCTGGATTGTTTGGATCGGGAACAAAGCTGTTTACTGGTGATGGCATAATGTTCCGCCGACTGTTCTTTGTATACGCTTGGAATTCCCTGATTAGATTTTTCTTTAAAGTAGGATATTCGTGGAATGGATTAATGCCGATCTTATTTGCCAGTCTTTGCAAATCAGTGATAGACATTTCTTTGAGATTCTCCTCGAAGATCTCAAGTTCGTTTGTACCGAATGGACTAATTTGAGATACGCCGAGAATAACCTCTAGCTCTCTCATATTTTGAACGAACTCTGGAGTATTCACTTGGCCATTAGCTCTCATGTGCGAGATTTGTTCAATCAATCCTTGTGGATTACTAGATCCGTTTATTGTTTGAATTTCTGGCTTCAATGCACCATTTGTTTCTTCGATTTTCTTTTTTCTAGGCATACTTTATTATATCTTAAAACTCATGTTTTTAAATAAAAAAGAGCCGCCCCGTTAAGGGCGGCTCTTGGGAGGGTTTATCGCTATTAAGCAAGACCAGAAACGATCTTACCAACGAGAGCGCGGGTATCGAGAACCATACGACCTTCTTCAAGAGAGCCGAAGTAACCGATCTTGCTCTGACGAACGCTGTATTGATCATCAGCGGTAAGAGAGAACTCAGAACCGTTTTCAGAATCAACAGCAACTGCGCGGATAAGAGAATCACGGGTACGATCAAGACCAATGATGATTTCTTCGTTAGTTCCATCAAACACAGCGGAATTTCCGCCAGCTGCATTGGTGAATGCGGTACTTCCAGCTACAACATCAAATACAGTATTGAAGCGTTGGCCTTTACCAAGCTCATTGATTTCCATGATCGAAACACCGTAGAACTCAGGGATACCTGCGCTGTTGTAGATAGAAGTTCTCATATCTTCTGGAGCAGCAAGATCGGTGACGATTGCACCGCCAGCACCACCACCTCTGGTGTTGATTGGATTGTAAGCCATTGCACGAAGCTCTTGAACAACTTCTGGAGAAACAATGATGTCAGTCAAACCGCGACCTTGGCGAGCTTCTGGAGTACCACCAAGCCATGAGGTATTGATTCTCTTGGCAAGAGTGAAGAGTTCGTTAAGATCTGCAAGCAAGAAGCGACCATTGGTATTAGCACGTTGAACGTGTTTCTTACCATTAGTTGTAGCACCAGCAAGTGAACCTAAAAGAAGGTTAGCAGAAGTCTTCTCTTGTTTGAAGAGAATTTCTTGTGCAAGACGAGTAAAGGTCTTGCTGATAACATCCATACGGCTCTTAGCAGCATAGCGCTTGTCAAAGCTCAATGCGGAATCAAGAGTATAGGTGTGGATCTTCATTTCAGAAACAGTTGGTAAAACTTGGTTCTGAGGAAGACCACCAGCTGCGCTTTGGCTATATACAGTGATATAGTCTTCAGCAGCTACGTCGTAGTATAAATCGAGCGGAATGCTTGGATTGTCATCAGCGTTGAATTGAAGTGGAGTGAACAAGTTGCTCAAGGTAGGAGCGTTGTTGATAACTTCAGCTAAAACTGGACCGATGAATTCAGCAAGAGCGACTTGAGCTTCCATCGCAACAGCGCGATTTCTTGAAGCCATAGCTTTGATTAACTCGATTTGTTCAGGAGTTCTTTTTAAAGTAATTTTCATATTTAAATTTTTCTAGGTTAGATTAGAGTCCAAGACCGATGATTGCATAGCTTCCTGAGAGTGGATCAACAAGGTTAGCAGTTGAAGCAGTATAGGTGCGTGAACCAGTAGCGATAATAAGAGCGACTCTTGTTGGATCGGTAATCAAACAACCAGTTAGCTTACCGCTAACGCCCGATGGAAGCTTGAGTCCACCACCAGGTGCGCCAATTGTTCCCGCAAATGCAGAATCATCAAGTGTGAAAATACCGCGAGTAGCAACTGGAACTGCTTGACCTGGAAGCATACACATAAGCTCTTCAGCTTTTTGTGGGTAGTAAAGAAGTTTCTCACCGTTTTCGTCATTCTTTGCAGTTTGGCGAAGAGTCATACCGATAAGTGCATCACCTGAAGTAGCAGGTTTAAGACTGATGCTAACTCTTGGGTATTGGTTGGCTCCAACGTATGGATAATTTGTCTTACCAAGATATGATGCATAAGCATTATCATAAGTAATGGTGTCCACGTTTAAGTTTCCGCTTTCAATAGTAACGAAAACGCCAGCGTCTCCGTAGCTAGTAGCGCTGCTATCGGTAACTGATTCGTTAACAAATCCAGTTCCAAGAGCGAACATGTTGATAACGTCAGTTTCGTTATATTGTCTGAATGGTAATGTTCTAAGTGACATAATATTAGTTTATAGATTGTTTAGGAAATAATGATGTTTTTGCGATCAAATGCACTAGCGAATTTTTCTCTAAGCGATTTGACTTCTTTTGAAGATTCTTCGTTTGAATTAGGAAGTCCACTTTCGGAAGCTTGAGCTTTTTCAAGAGCTTCTTCAGCGAGTTCCTTGTCGGTTTTGGTTTCTGAAGCAGTGGAAACAGAAGCGAGCTTCTTAGCAACTTCCGCATCAATTCTGTCTTGGATATTCTTTTCGTAAGAAGCCTTAACTTCTTTATTCTTGTGTTTCCACATGATTGAAAGCTTATCTTGATAAGAAGCAAAAGCTTCATCAGAAAAATCGAGAGACTTGAGTTCATCGAGAAGAACTTTGCGATCTTGGTCATCAAGATCGTAGCTATTATCGATAACTTCCATTCTAGCGTTGAAGCAAGCAATAGCTTCTTCTTGCTTTTTGAAATTTTCGAATTCTGCAATGCGCTGTGAAGCTTGGCCAATATCAGCTTGTAGTTTTTCAACTGAAGCTTTTAGCTCTTCACGGTCTTTAATTGCAGCAGCTGCTTCTTCTTCAGCTTTGGTTAGAGATGCACGATATTCGATATCTTTTTGTTTGATAGCTTCGGCAAATGTACTAGTCATGTTGGCGACAGCTTCTTCGGAGAATTTTTTCTCCACAAGAAGATCTTTAAGTTCAGAGAGGACTTCTTCAATATCCATAATAGTTTCTTTTTTGTGTTTTACATTCGCTAACTGTATTTGGGAAATAGATGATTCAGTTTTTTTATTATAATCTTTCTTTTTTATATCAAAAAATGTTTTTTTGTCTCTTTTGTCTTTGATTTCCACCATAGACGAAGATTCATTGTCAGAATATAAACCTTTTACATCAGCTGCTGGATTTGTTGTGAAACCTATTCCCAATGGATAAATTTCTCCAGTTAATAAACGATATACATGACTGCCATCATCAAGTTTACCAGCGCCACCATAAGCTTTAAGCTTTCTGCGCATTTCTTCAAAGTGTTTTGGATTACTGATAATCTCAGCGTCTTTTAAATCAGCGCCTCCAACAGCTATCACGAACTCACTGAAACCAACTTCCCAACTAGTAGATATTGATTGATAAAGAGAGTCTTGAGGATCTACTGATCTTTCTATAAGCTTGGCAAATTCTTTGTTTGCGTATTTATAAACAACAGCGCCCAAAGCAATGTTGTAAGGATCTTTTTTAGCTAAAGCTTCTTCAATTTCAATCAAAGAATTTGTTCCATACTCACTAAAACCAGCGCTTACGATATGGCCAACGACTTTGCCTTTATCATGTTCGATATTAGTCGGCTTGTGCAAAAAGTTTTTAATTACTCTTGCAGCTGTTGCCGAATCCATTCCATCATCATTTTTATTAAACTTGTTGACTATCGCCGCATTAAAAGCAACACCAATCAAATCTATATTCTCAGAGAAGTCTATATCTTGAGGAAGCAATGGTTTTAAGTTTTCAAGCGAAGCTTTCGACATAAAAGATTCATCACCTTTAACACACGATATCAAAGATGATTCGAATTTAGTAGTGTATTTATACTTCATTGATTTTTTGGGAGTGATATAACAACGCTGCTGAATAATCATCTTCAATCTGATGTTCAGAAGCTATTTCTAGAACTTCTGGGATTGTTGATAAAGAGGCTATTTCGTCAAAGTTGTTTACACAAGAAGATGCCGTAGCTTCCCAACAATTTAATTCTTTAGAAACAGCTATAGAATGAGACAACTGTTCAAGCATTTCATGCTGTTGGTTATTTAACTTTTTCAACTTTAACTTACTCTTCAGTTCTTTTTCCATACTGGCTTTAACAGCTTCAATATTCTTGATTACTGCTTGAATATTTTTTATAGAAAAATTGGCTTTTGTAATTGGTATGCCAGTTGTTCCTTCTGGTCTTCCTGCAACCTTGTTTGTTTGATTGATCGTCGCCTTGTTAGCATTTGGATCTTTCGGCGGTGGAATAACAGGAACACCACCAACAATTGGATTATAATAGCCATCTTCTCTTTCCTTGACGAATCCTTCTTGAGCAGGAGCAATGTCTTCGGCTTTTGGAAACTGTCCAGTATGGAACATTTCCATTCCTTGCTGCGGAGTAATGATTCCAAGCTCCATAAGGCGTGTAGAAACGCGCATAAGCTGGGTTTGATCTCTGATATCAATATCTCTGAAGTGAGCCGTAGGAGAGTTCTTTAAGCCCATATCCTTGGCTATTCTACGAATCTCAGGCTGCAAGAAATCATTCAAGAATGCGTTTCTCGCTTCTTTTAATCTATCGATAAAAATTTGAGCTTTTACTTCAGTAGCGCTATACTTTTCCTCACCAACAACAATATTCTGAAGACCTTGCTTGATATCCTCATTCAAGACTTTATATTTATCGGGACCAAGAACCTTATTCAATTCTGGAATTACAAACTCTGCTTTTGTGGTATAATCAGAAATCAAAACTCTTCCAACGCTTTCGTTTTTGAACAAACCTTGCATCGCCAATAAGTTATTTTGATTAATGCCTCCCTTGTCTGGTTCGGCTCCCATCGTAATCAAAAGAATAACGTTTTCGACTGTTCTTGTAATAGCCTGATCCATTTTCTTCAATTCCATTTTAGCATTGATATCTTCAAGCACTGGATAACCGAATGGAACGGCAAATGGTTCGTAATCTTGCTTTTTATAAAATGAATATGTGAGTTTCAGGGGATCAAGTTCAATTTTTAAACCATCAGAATAATAAGCACCGTTCTTAATGTCTTTTTTTACTTCTGAAGGAAGACCTTCTAAGATATCTTTATCTTCTTGACTGATTGGATTTTGCAAACGAGCCAATTCATACTCAGAAAGAATTTTTTCATAAGCTCCAGTATTAAAGGTCGAACCTCTTTTAGCGACTACATCAAATGGATTTAATAAAATATACTTAACTGGAATTTTATTCACCATAGATGTGATATCTCCAATTTGTCGCATCACTTTAGTGTAGTCATCGACTTGGAATTTACCATCTACTCTATAAAGGAAAATATTACCACTGCGATAATACTCACGGAAGTATTGATCTTTTAAATTCCACAGCTTAATTTTCTTAAACCATTCTGTGAAAAAGTCTCTGCTTTTTTGAGATCCACCTTCAAAATAAATTTCAGTATTGGCAAACTCTGCCATGATATCAATAGCGTTTCTGAATATAGCAATATTAGCATAAGCTTTTTGGCAAAGCTCAATAGCTTCTCGCACATTGACTCCATCCATTGCATAACTATATGGCAACAGTCCATTTCGGATGCTGCTGAATCTATCGATAGTTCTGTTCAATGCAGATCTATTGATTCTACTGCCGCTTGGTTCGTTATTGTTTAATCGTCCGTAAGAAGCCTTGGATACGCTGTGTTTAGTAGATGCATCTGAAACATAAAAAGGCTCGCCGCATAACTCTGGTTGATAATCATTTTGCGCAGTTGGGCCAACAGGGTTAAACTTGCTTTGACTGATCTGATTCCAGTATTCAGATTTTTTTTCGTATTTACGTTTCGATGATTCCATGTACTTATTTTACACCAAAAGTCGAAAAGTTAACTTTAAAAGTTAATGAATAAACATTGGAACAAATGTAGATTGCACAGTTTCTTGCGGTGTAGACATCATATCATAATACACATTCATCATCCAATTGCCCAACACAAGAGCGGAGTAAGAGTCTTTTCTTGCTTTGTCAGCTCCTCTTTGCTTTTTAAGATTAAGCGGCAAATCAAAACTTTGAGTTCCTTGTGTTGAACTGGATACTTGAATTAAGGCGCATTGAACTTTAATCGTATCAACACTGTCTTTAAGATGCTCAATAAAGTCGATCATTTTTGCTCCTTCA